GCTAATACCCTCCAGCTGACTGGGCCCCAACGATAGTTTTGGCCTAAAAGCTTGTGCAGGACCCCGACCTAGGCTCTAGACTCATTCCGCTGTTAGCGGATGTCCGGTTAACCTCAGGTGTGGCCGCGCCTCTATGCTAAAAGAGGTAAACGGTCACGCTGGTGCACTAACAGGTGAAGATTCCTGCTCTGGTTCTTCGTCGCCGGCTATGGGCATAGCATGTCAGCCATCCCCACGCTGGAGGGCTAGCACCCCACCCCAGCCGTGAGCCCGCGACGTCTGAACTAACCATATAGCAACCCTACAAATCAAAGCTATGAATAACTTTAACTTGCAGTGGCTGACTTGGTTGAAAGGCGTATCGGTCTTCTTGGGGACCCTCCTTTGGGAGGTGGTACTGCCATCAGTATTAACATTTGCGATTACGATCGCTGCTGTTATGATGACTTTGTACCATTCCTTTTCTGCCATCAGCGAAGCCCTGTCCTGCCTCTCTGAGGTGGGCTGGGACAAAGTTCGGGAAGGGAAGGTTCGGGGTTCGACTTTCTTTAAAAAGTTGAGTTCCCTGAAACCTATCTTTCCGGATATGCGCTGGATGACAGTCGGGGAAGTTCACCGAGTTGTCGTACGCCTAGTCAGAATCATCGGGGAGAACCCGGCATTGTGGCTTGTTTTGGCGCGCCGCTTCGTTACCTTGTGGGAGAAAAGTGGAACACGTTTCACTATTTCATACCTCAAGGAATGTCGCTTGGCGCTCCTAGCATGGGCGAACTCACGCGAATATACGCCCAACCCGGGCGTACGTTTACGTCGAAACGCGCGCGGCCTCCCGTTGATCATTCCGGCGAAACTTCGCCCGGAGTCTCTGAGCTCTGCCCATGAGATTTTGATCTTTCGGGGGCTACACACGGTATTCAACTTGTATCGCGTCATGGACTGGAAGGGTGCTCGTCCGGACTTTTCCTCGATTACTTCACCGTTTTCGGGGGTGTCGACGACGCTCTTCGATGGGGAGATCGCTGCCGTATTGAAGCATTTCACGATTCCACGTTTATCACTCGGATACGTGGCGCCGTGGGTTAATGTTTCAAGTGGGCCTAATCACCCCTGGTCCCTCTGGGGTTCTGCGAAAGACATCCTGGCATTCAGTTTAAATGTACCAATGTTATTGGTCTTTATGCTGTACGCCTGGTCGAGTCGACAGCGAGCGCTGGCCGTTTGGCTAGCTCTCGTGTCTCATCTTTTGATGCCGGTCGCACTCTTCCTTTGGTATCGAGGAACGCGCCTACCGCTAGGGCGACTAGTTGTCCTAGCGAAGGATGGAGGAGGAAAGCGTCGAATCGTTGGAGTGGTTGACTACTGGTCCCAATGGGTCCTTCGTAGTCTGCACCTCTACCTTTTCGATGTTCTCCGCCGTATCCCTCAGGATGGGACATTTGACCAGATGGCTCCAATTAAGAGCCTCCTGGACTATTCCCGCCTAGGGTACCCCTCGTATAGTTTCGATCTGTCGAATGCAACAGATCGCCTACCGGTAGCTCTCCAGGAACAGATCCTTCGGATCCTAACTGGTCAGCGGGTATTGGCGTGGGCTTGGAGACTTTTGATGGTCTTCCGAACCTATACCAACCCGGCCGTCGGTCGTATTCGTTACGCCGTCGGTCAACCAATAGGTGCACTTTCCTCCTGGGCCATGTTGGCGTTCACCCACCACATTATTGTGCAGGTGGCCGCTTACCGCTCAGGGTGGAAGGGATGGTTTCCGTTGTATGCCCTCCTTGGTGATGACATTGTCATCCTTACCAAGGGGGTCGCCGACGAGTACTTGTCCATTATGCGGTATCTGGGAGTCCCGATTAATCTGGGGAAATCTATTTCCTCGGATAAGGGACTTCTGGAGTTCGCAAAGCGGGTAGTTTCTCCACATGTTGGGGACCTATCTGGGGTTTCCGGACGTGAGTTGTTGAGATTCACTCGGAGCCCTGGGCAAGCCATCAATCTGTTTTCACATTTGATAGATTTAGGCTTTATCGTTTTTCCCAGCCAGGGGTTGGAGATGGTGAAACGGTTCGGGTCCGACTTGCGTCGGTTTCCCGGATCGCTTCTCCTTGCGAGCGCCTATATGCGCAGCCGTTTATCAGGAGTATGTCGTCTTCCGTCCAGCGCTTGGCCAGATGAATGGTTTCGTTTACTCCATGGACCGGAAGTGTTACGGTCTGCCGTTCGCACGGTAGACCTCGCCTGGATGGAAAAAGTTTTCCACCGGGCGGCTCTAACCTTCCGCGGCCGCGCCCTTTCGGCACTGAAAAGCTTTACCATTACGTGGTTTCGCTATCCAGTGTTTAAAGGGGTGCTCGGCGGGATTCTCTCGATCCCGCTCTTGCTTATCTCTCCAGGACCATACGCCCAGTTTTATGCCTTGTGTGTTGCGGTGGTAGACTCCGCTCGTCTGGCTGACCAGGCCTCTTGGGATCTAAAGATCACAGAGGAATGGGGCCATTTTCGGACGAGAGGGGTTGACCCGCTCCCTGTCTCAATTAAGACGTTCACGCCTCCGGCGTTACCGTTACTTGAGTACGAGGAAGTGGGGACCGCTACCGCTCGCGATGCCCTGAAAGTACTTGACCGTTATTCGAATGAAGTCTTGAAAGCCTCAAGACTTGCAAAATTCGAAGACGATTGGTACTCCATGGCAGCGCCATCCCGCAATTCCGGCTTATTCCTACCTAGCCCTCAGCACCCTAGCAAGGTGTCCGAGATGAAAGGAGGGGGCTTTGACGCTGCCTATTTTT